GTTTACGTTCTCTGGCTTGCTCTACAGATACAGTATCTATATTCAATATAGCATTTGATTCTGTATCACGAACTAAGCCAGAGAATCCTTCTACTGGGATATATTTTGACAAACTACACTCCTAAGTAGCGAGTGCGAATATCCTTAAGTGTTGGGAATCTATCACTACCTTTCAACACAAACTTAACCTGAGCCTTGTTAAACGACGAAAGATATCCACCTCTACCGCCAGGTAGATATGTAACATCTCTGAAGTACGGATCATTATGATTCGGAATCGTATTTTCAGGTTCTACTAGTTCCCACGGTAAAGTTTCTAAATCTTGGTCACCTACTGCTACACGATAGTAATAGTCAATAGAAGCACCATCAGGAATATTCGCAGTCACTTTTGTTTCAATACCTACTGCGTCCTGTGCCAATAATACAGGAGACACAATATGTCTCGAACCAGTTGTAGCACCTACAGGCGCAGTCTCATCGACTGGCAAAATGTGTGGCGTTACATCTGGATCATCCACTTTATAACCAACTAGAATAAGTGAAGCACGTTGCATATCAACAACAGGCGAAACATAATCTGATGCAGTCTTCATATCAATCTTGAAGTAAGTAGACGCAACACCTGCACCTAGATTTGCTTCTTGAGCCGCATAGTTGTATATTGCTTTAGGTGTTTCAAAATCATTATTCACACGTAATGCAATGCGACTGTAGTTCTCGTCTTGAACCCAACGATCACCCGCACCGATACGAGTACTTGATAATGCTTTACCTTCAGTAAACTTAGCAGTTACATCAATCGAAGTATTGTCAGGAACAATCGTTTCGATGTATGGATTAACTGTATGTATTACTTTGTTTTGTCTTGAAAGTACATTGTCACCACCACCTGTAAGCGATACAGTTGCCGCAGAACCTGTGCTATATGTAAATGTGTAACCATTAATATCCGCTGAGTCAACTGTCTGTGAACCGTTGATTGATGTTTCAGCAGTAATACCAGCAAAGTCACCTGCACTGTCTACGAATGCAGTATCACCTGGCTCTAAGCCATGCATTGGATGATGCACGTAAATCTTCTTAGTACCTTTGAATGTTTGAAGCGGATTACGCTCTAACAATCTTGCAGGTAGATTTGCATTCTTAAGAATCAAAGATGCACCGCCTTTATCGAATGATGCACGAGTCAACTTGAACATCAAGTCGTGATTCTTAGTTTCAATCCATTGATATCCATTCTGTGGTAGATACAACGAACCAGGAGCAGGAGATGTAGTCACGAATCTAGACGTAAAGCCAAGAACACGTTCACCTGCTTTTGCACTAAACACTTCGTATTCTGTTGATTGTGAAGTCACTACTATAGCATATCTTGTCATAGGTTGCAAGAACAATGGCTCATCAAATACGAAATCTGTTGGGCTTTGTTGTACAACCTTGATAGTAGGATCTGTACCAATCGCTGTTACTTCACTTGGATTTAAGAATACATGTGATCCAGGTACTATATTAGTAGACGAAGGTTTACCGTCAATAACAGGGCGAAGATGAATCGATACAGGTAAATCTCCTGTGTCTTTCGCTCTGAAATACAATGATAGTTTTGTAAGTGTCAAACCAAACTGATTATCAACATAGAATGTTTGCGCTAAAGGATTAGCAGGTCTATTTGATACATAAACAGAACCTGAACCGAACTGATTCTTATCAACATTGATGTAATCAGAAAGAACACGACTCATTGTACCATTAAAGTCAATACCAGATAAAGCCGCTTGTGATAATCCAGGAGCGTTAGTGCCGTACTCACCTGCAAGATGCGGATCAGTAATACCGATAGCACCTGCTGTAAGTTGGTCTAGTTGACCTTTCAACTCGTTTGTTGAGTAAGGATTAATCATATAAGGATTAGCCGATACTGGTGGGCGTGTAGATAATACAGTGCCTTTACCTTGCGAAGTCTGTACTGCACCTGTTGCAGTATAAAGCGCAAATGCTTTACTGTTCGCAACTTCCCAATCATTGGTGTCGATATCAAGTAGTCTAAACTCACGAACACCTGCTCTGAATCTAAACTCATTAACTCTCTTTCTACTTCTCAAGCCACCAAAGATACCGCCACGACGTTTCTTGATTGTTGCGATTTCATACAATGATTGTGAGTTAGGGATGAAGAATGAACCGATTACTTCACCATTCTCATCTGCAATCAAATCAGTCGAACCATCAGGGTGAGCAGTGTAACGACTTGTAATGTAGTTATTACCTACATCATCTGTACGGTCAGAGAAGTTTACAAATGCTGACTCTTCACGACACCACGCTGATACGTCTTTACCATCAAAGAATGGTGTAAACTTAGTATTAGGTTTCAAGCCCTTCGCATGGAAGTAAATCTTACGTGAACGAATCCATGGAATCAATGCAACGTCAATCATCTTGCCGTTAACACGTGCTCTAATCGTTTCGTCTTTTACAACACGTTTGACGAATGAGCCACCACGTTTTAAATACGTCTTACGATATATTTCTGCTCTTTGCTCAAGTACAGATTTACCACCTCTGAACGTCTGAGTTGTTTGACCGTCTTCACGACCTACCCAGTTCCATATCCAGTTGTTAAATAGTTGTGCTTGTTCAGCAGACAGTTTGTTCGAACCGTCAACTGCTTTTGTAGCAAGGTTTTGTGAATCTTTCCATTCGTCTGAAGTAGGAGACAGTTTAATCACACCAACGTTATCAACAAAACCAAATGGATTTACTTTAACGTGTGTTGATGCTTGATTCTGTTCAGCCCATGTTGTTTCTGTGTAATCGATGTATACATTGTCACCTGTTTTAGTGACATTGTTTGATAAGTCATTATCGATTACAAGACGAATGTTATCTTCGTCAAATGCTGGGCGTAGCAACTTAGATTCTGGATCGATAGACGCAGAGTAATCAGGATTCTCTACTTCAGATGCAGTTTGATCCGCTAAGTCATCAGTCTGAATACCTGTTTCGATACGTTCATTACCGTCAGAGTCTAATGCCGCATTAAGTTTCTGTTCTAGTTCAAGAAGACTTAACTCAGTGAACTCACGTAACTCATCCACTTTTGCTTCGAGTTGACCAATGTCTTTCATTGTGTAGTGCTTATGCTCTACTGGTGTTACTTGTAAATCAGTAACGTCAACTGTGTTTGGATTGAGTAGGACACGATATAACTCTAATGCATTGTTAGGCGTTTCTTTATACAAAGGATCTTGACTTTGTTGACCCATAAGTATTGACATTTCGCCATTTTGTGTTATAATAAGTTTATCAGCACGAGGGAGATAATATGATACGTCCGCAGTGATATTAGTACCATTGCGAGGTAAATCAAACACATCCGATGCTGTACCAAAATCATCTCTATCTGGTCTAAAGTCTAAGTAATCACGTAAACTAACAATCGTACCATCAACTAATGTGTGATCAGGAACGTCAACATAAGGCGTGTCTAGATTCGTATATGATGTTACATTATAGAAATCACCAGTTGCACCACGTGCAAAGTAACGATAGTTTACATATAGTTGACTAGGTGCACTATCAATACCATCAATGTAGATACGCCCATAGTCATAGTAGTTATCACGTTGACCATTATCAAGAATAGCAAAGTTATCTAATGCTTCACCTGAACTGTTAGTTGCTCTTACTGAGTCAACGTCAAAGATATCAGGAACACCAAACGTATAATATGTTAAGTCACCTGAGTCAACTTTTGATAATGTTGCTGTAGCAGTTGTTAACGTTTTTGCTTTACGAGTAGCAGTTTTTTGTACATATGCTAATACTTCATATGTAACACCGTTTGATAATCCAGTGATTTGTACATCACGCCCACCATTTGTAGGTGTCTGTACAGTGTGTGATACATTTGCATCAGTTGCACTTGAAACAATCCAAAGAGTTGTGTCAGTGTATGATTGACCAGATGCAAGTGTAGATAAGTTGATTGCACCACCCGAAGCAGTTAAACCACTTTCATGTATTTGTTTGACAAGTGTGATATCAGCAAATGATTCGGGGCGAGCATAAGTAGTTGGGAACAATAAATCGTTATCAGTTGTTCCATAAACTTTTGTATTGCCGCCTTCTTGTACGATGCTGAAGTGATCGCTTGTGCTAGTACCAATACTCTTAACACTTCGTAAACTTTGATCACTATCGACATTCATATCAAACACGTATACTTTCATGTTCGAGCCATCTTTCTCTACTGCTCGAATACGTGCTGAACCTAATGCGTTACCTGTACCACCAAATGCGTCATATAGAGTAACTGCACTTGCATCAAGATTAGGAAGACCTGCACCTGAATCTGCAATGAAGTAGTTACCATAAACACAAGGTACTACATCATTTTCAATCGTTGCAGTTTCTTGAGGTCTTGGTACGATTAACTTCGTTGCAGATGTTTTCTCTACACGATGACCATTGACGTACGCCAATCCTGGGGATACAACCATTTCTAATGATGAATCACCTGCTGTGATATCTTCGACGTGAACTAAGAATGGTTCAACAACATAATCACCAGACTCTTCTTTAGTACGTTGTGCTAATACTTCTTCGATTTTGTTATATGCATCAACTTCTTGAATCTCTTCGACGATTTTACCATTCTCAACATTTGCAAGAAATACAAATGTCTCGTCACTATCAACTTGGTCTTGTGTTGTTAAAACTAAACGAATACGATAACGGTCAGCACCAGGAGATGCAGTGTTCGTAATACCACCGGCATTATCATATAAATCTGTTGTGTCATTTACAGTAACAACGTCTTGTACGACCTTGAAGCCTACTACTGCATCAACGTCTGTGTTACCATATGGTTTTAAAATGATTGATTGTTCTTCAGTCTTGACAAAGTGACCTAGAACGAAGAAGACACCTTCACCAACAGTATATTTTACTGCTTTACCAGTTGCGTTAGGAATATCTGTGACAAGTTCATATCCACCACCTGATTGGTCGTAAATAGTTTCTTGGTCACCAAAGACAGTTGGTTGAGAAGCAAGAGTCGCATTACCACCATCAATGTATTGTACATATAAGGTGTTGTGTGTATAAGTCGTATAGTCAGCAGGAATAACTTCAAGTACTTTTGCTTGAACGTTTGTCAGTGGATTCTTAAATACAGAACCAACTGGAATGTCTTCAAACGCACCGCCTGCATTTGTTGATGCAATCTTAACAAAGTCATAACTTGCATTAACAACTTGCCCGCCTGCTTCAACGACAGCACCTTCTTTGAATACGTTACCACCAAAATGCCCCAACTCAGCATAAATCATTGACTGTAGTTGAGTTAACTCACGTGCTTGAAGCGCACGACCACTATTGAATAGTATTTGGTGATAGTGATTTGCTTCGTTAAAATCGTCGTTATAAACGCCCGATAATGTAGTAGAAGTATATTGATTTGCCATTTTTTATCCTAACTGTACAACTATGCGAATGTCTTCGGTCTGATTTGCTTCTCTAGTAACCTCAGCGTCTAAGTTATTTATGTATAAAATATTACCCGAATATATGTCAATATCGGGTTCACTTAAAGACACCACGGTTGCTGTACCTGATTGCTCTGTAACAAGTTCATCACCAGGCGCTAACTCGGTGAATCCAGTTGTTTCGTCTTGTACATAATATAATGTGCTTCCGTCAACGTAGAATATCTTACCTGCTTTCAAGGAAAATACATCTTCAAATGTATCGTTCTCTGCCCATGTGCCTGAGATACCTGTAAGTTCTACTCTTCGTAATGCATTACCTGTGTTTGCAGTAAAGTCAGAATCATTATAACCTTTAATATTCTGCATCAATGCAACTTGATAGAACTGATTCTGTGCTTGTATTGTATTATCTTCATCATTGATAAAGTCAGTCTGCAACATGATTGCATCACATTTTAGTGTAGCAACTGGATCATATGCAATACCATCTTTAGGTCCTAGAATAGGGCGTAATGAAGCACCTACACCAGTTCCTGGATCACTTACTGTGACTGTAGTGTTGTAGTCGTATCCTTGACCATGCGCTAATAAACCATCACCATTTGAATCAAGATAAACTGCTGTGATTCTACCATCATCGATTTTTGCTTTGAATGATGCACCCGCACCAGTTTCAGACGTGATATTAATAACAGGACCAGTGTAGTTATATCCTGCGCTATCGATTGCTAATCCAATAATCTCACCTGCAACTGCACTGTCTTGTAATAGAACTTGACGTGCTTCTTCAGGTATTAGTGTCGTACGATTAGTAACACGTTGAACAGGAATCCAATCAGCCGTACGATACAAAGCATATGCTAAGTTACTGAGGGTGTAAAGATAACGCCACAAGTATCCATCGTTTGTTTTAAATGTCTTTGCTTGGTTATTTGCTTGAGCCGCAGTAGGTTCTAAAGTTGAAGGTACAGGTGTACCTACTTCATCAGTTCCTTGCTCGACACAAATAAACACTTCATTAGATGAGTTCACAACATAAAAGTTTTCTTGATCTGGCAGATTATCATCGTATGCATTATAGGTTGTTGAACCAACCCATGGCACATTAGGAACAACAAATGAGTTGTTCGATGCAACTTTAACAGATTGAATGCGGTGTCTTAACTTAGCCGCAAATGCTTCTGAAGAGATAATCGAAGGTTCAACTAATGATTCAGACCTTGCAAGTGCGATATAATATGTATTACCGCTACTATCGATATCTGCCTTGAAATCTCTTAGCAGTTGTTGTTTAAAGTTATTCGTAATCGATGATGACATTTTATGCTCTCTCAGTTTTTAAGTATTTATAACGTATCTGTCAGTACCGCACGTGCATTTGATGACTCTGCATCGTAACGAATAATATTATTACGTGTTGGATTTAACACAGATGGATTAGCCGGAGTTGCATTGATTTTGATGTATGAACCTGTAATCACTGAACCTGTAAATCCTACAAGAGTAATCGTACCATTTGATGCATCATAATCACCAACACTATCAACAATCACATCTGCTGTAGCAACTTCTACAACTTCAATCTTGGTTGTATTAAGTTTGTTGCGTAAGAAGCATACTTTACCATTAAAAGAGAATGTGTCTGATCTAATCACATATGTATCTTCTAATGGTGCAGAAATCGCAGAAGGATAATAGATTGAATAACCAGACACGTTTGTTACAGGAACAAGGCGATACTGCATTGTTACATCTGCTCTACTCGATAGAATAGAATCATCAGTGGCATCAATCTGTGTTAGTAGATTAGAACGTCTAAATGCTTCGTTAAATCCACCAGTGTTTTGGTCGAAGTAATCCTGCATCGTATTCTTAACACGTGCTTCAATCGCTGTTTGTGACTGAGACGTTAGATTCGGATTAAACTGAAAGTTTACATTTACCTCAAGATACGTTTCAA